TGCATCTGAATATAAAGAGGTCGAAACACCAAGCACAGATCGCAACTGTGTGGCTGTGATAATTGTTGGCATTTCGATCCTCTCTATACTGCTGGCGGGGAGATCGGGAGCAACCCCCCCGCCATGATTAGTTAGTTATTCTTATGTAAGGTTAAAGCGACGAACACCGCCACCGAAGATTGGTGCGATTGCATAATAACCGTACATTGCTACCTGCAGCTGACCATTTGCAAGTGCTTGGACCTGCAAGGTCGTCTTTGGAGCCTCGTAGTACTTGAACGCATCTGGAGCAACGATGAACGCTGACTCATCGATCAAAGTAGTTACTGACATGTGTGGATCAACAGCAAGGTTAAGTCCTAGAACCTGACCTGTGATTGACTGTCCTGATACTGCACCTGGAGCGTTTGATGGCTGAGCTGCTGTAAATAGTGGACGGTTTGTTGTGTCATCTGCTGAAAGGATTGTCTCCCACCATGCTGTGTTAGCAACAAGGTTTGTTGCGAACTTGCCTGATGCTGCATAAGCTGCTGGAACTTCCTTAGCGATGTACGCCTTTAGTCCTGCGATTGTTGCAGCCTGTGTTGATGCTGCTGTACCTGATGCAGTAAATGCTGCGACCATTGCTGTGTCTGTGTACTTAGCGTATGCATCGTTTAGCTCGCGGATTAGTTGATCGTAGAATGCTGGTGATGAACGATCTAGTAATTCCCATGAAATTGTCTGAATTCCAGCAGCCTTCTTGACATCTACAGTGATGTATGTAGAAGCCATTTCTGTACCACCTAGAGCGCCGTTTTCAGCTTCTAATGTGATTGTTGGCTGGGTGGAAATTTTTGGCAAGGTGAAACTCATTCCACTTGCTGGTAGAACGCCCTTTGACACTGCATCAACCGCTGGACGACCAGAGATTGTGTTTGTGTAAAACTCGTTCATGTGTGGTGCCAAAGTTAGACCAGTGTTTGTGCTGGTGTCATCGGCTGCCTTTACATACTGGCGTGAATCTTCATCGCCAAGAGATGCCTTGATTGTGTGCTCGAGGTATGTACCTGCTGAGACGATTGGTGAACGTGGTGATGTGTAGAAGGCTGGGCGTGGAGCCGCTGCTTCTACCTTGTGAGCTTCTACCGCTTCAGTTACGGCAGGAGTCTCTGGAACGGTAGTGTCTGACACTTGTTCTCCTTCTGGTTGAACTTCTGGGACGGTTGTCTCAGAAACTTGTGGTGCTTCTTCTTCGGAAGCGGCAACATTGGCAACACGAGCTGAGTCGATTGCTGGATCTGTTACCAGTGATGTCTCAATAATTTTGGATGACTTGATAACCATTACGCCATCAACATTGTCCCAAGCATCTACCTTGACACCTACTGAAAAGCCATCGCGCAAACCATCTGCTGCTTCAACGAGTGAATCTTCACCAGCCATTGTGTTTGCGATCTTGAATGTTGCATCAATGCCTGTATCGGTTACTTCATAAGCAAGTAACTTACCGATTGGGCGTGTGCGATCATGCTCTAATAGCAATTTCACATTCTTGTTAAATTTGATTGAATCTGCACCAAATACTGTTGGACCAGCAGATGTATTGCCCTGCTCTCCCCATGTAACGATGCGACCAGAGATTGTGCGGGCATTTGAGTCTGCCGCTGTTAGTGTAATTGGGACTTCGATCTTCATCGGATTAAGTCCTCCTCCTCTTGGATTTGCTCTACTGACATTGCGCCAATAGTGTTAAGAATTTGATAAACCTGTGCGCGTTCTAATGCGTTACCGCGTAGGAAGTCATCTAAATCAAAGCGAATTTCTGTCAGACTTGAGCTGATGTCTGGGAGTGATAGGCGTTCTTCAATCGCGCTAAGAATTGGGCGCAATGAGAAATCAACAAGTGAACGGCGTTCAGAAGTGGCGTTGGAGTATGTCATCGAGGTTGTTTCTGCGGAAAGGAAGTACGCTGGAATGCCTGCTGCGCGAGCAACTTCCAACGCCACATATTGACGAGCTTCTACCAACTGCAAAGCCTTTGGATCAAATCCAACTGATTGCATTTCAACATCTGCATTAAGGAATGCTGTTGAACGAGTAGCGCGAGCACCGCGCCATGCTTCGAGCAACTTAGCAATGCGCTCTGATGTTAAGTTTGTGCCGTTTGATTTTAATACCATTGATGGGACTGGCTCTTTTGCATAGTTGAGTGCAGCCTTCTCGAGTTCTACTGCTGCTGCAACTGTGCGACCTGCGCGGTTTAGAAAACCTTCATCGTACCCATCAAATCTAATGATTGAACCAATGCCTGCGATTGGTGCTTTCTTGCCATCTACTTCGTAACCTTCAATGGCTGTCATATCTTGATTAAACTTTTGTGAGACACGCTTTGGATCAATGCGAGTCCATGAACGAACTCGACCATCTTCTGCATAAGCATCCAGGACTAATCCAAAGCCGACACCGTATAGCCAAATATCTTCTGCAAGCCAGTTGTACACAACGAATCCTGAAACTCGTGGATCTGGTTGATTGATAACGCGAGCAGGTTCTACATGCTGACCTGTGATGCGATTGTATTGCTCAAGTGGCAATGATCCGATTGTTCCGCAAATAATGTTGCGAGCTCGTGATACTGCTGGTACCGACATTGCAGTTGAGCGATCGATTGCTATTGGAGCTGATGCAATTCCATACAGCGATGATGAAAGATTGAAAGGAGTGAGTGAAGCCTCGACATCTACAGTCTTTGCAACTGGAGTCGATTTAGCAAATAAATCAAAGAGTCCCATTAGTACTAATTGTACCATATGTCCGAATTATCCGATTACAATATCATCCTCTGTATCAGGGCGTGTCGCAAAGTGGGAAACCATAGCCATTCCAACGGCTGCGCAGATTGTCGAATTTGAGACTTTGCGCCCCAAGTACCAACCACCATCCTTGAAAGGTAACTTCACAGCTGAGAGAACTTGCTTAGTCAGCTCCTCCTGGTTGCCATGAACGAGTCTCTGAGAGGTAATTGCCGATAGCATCTCATCGCAGGCTTGTCCATAAACTGCCCCATCGATGGGAGTCGTTGGAATGCCAGCAGGGGTAAGCCTTGCGGCAACTGCTCCAGCAGTCTGGCGAGAATAAGCAACAGTCTCAACAGAATATTTACGAACCCAGTCAGCGATCGAGTTAGCCATCTGCTTATCATCAAGATTGACTGGATTGGCATAAGTATCGAGCAATACCACGATGAACTTATCGCCTTGAAGTCTCTGGGCAGCAAGCAATGCACCCGCTCTGCGATCTGGGCTGAGATCGATTGCCATCCAAGTAGTTGCCTCTTTGTCGAGCTTTGCTTTATCAGATAAACAGGCAGCCCATGAGGATGGATTGATTGCTGGATTGATTTGAGATACCCATTGGCAAAGGAGTTCTGTACGGACGATTGATTCATCATCCATCATTGCGGCTTGAAGATTATCTAATGAAATTGTGTGACCTAAAGACGGATTGGCTTGAGCCCAAGCGTTCTTATCATCAATGGCGCACCCTGGCTCTGCCGACCACTCGAACCAGCCGATGCGATCATCCGCGCCACTAGCTGCAGCAATGCCACGCTCTCTGAGTCGGTTAAGAATTACTGAATGCTGATCTCCAGCGTTTGAGAAAATTAAAGTCTGAGGATTAGGCGTTGCCATTTGGGTGTACCTTAAACTGGACCACACTTCATCATCATGGAACTCTCGAACCTCATCCATGTACACCGTATCGGGAGCAGCAATACCGCGAGAGGCTGAGTTATTGGCTCGAACCAAGTAACGCTCACCTGTTGAGAGCTTGATCTCTTGCGAACCTTTGGATTCATACTTCTTGGCAAAGCGATCTGCCAGATGAGCAAAGGATTGGATCGTGTCATCGATCTTCCAGAAGATTTCAGATGAGGTTGTTAGTTTGTGGGCTGTGTGGACCTGTAACTTCTGCTCTAAGGCATACATTCGCCACAGAATCATTAGCTGCATGAAGGTACTTTTGCCATTCTGCCTGCTAATTATGACCCCTGCCTCCTTGAACCACCATTTGTCATCCTCGGTGACTTTGCAGATTTCATGCGCTAAGAATTGCTGCCAGGGGAGCAGCGTGAACCCGATTGACTCACAGAACTCGATGAAATCAATGCCATAAGAGGGCAAATCTGGTGATTTAGTC